ATAGATTATTATTTAATTATAACTAAAATTGAAAATGATGTAATATTTTTTAAACATAAAAATGGTTATAAAGGTCCAGATTGTACAGTATTAATTAAAAATGCAATTGAAGTAAATTAACAGTAAATAAATAAAAATTATGAAAACAGATTTAACTATTAATTTTAATAATGAATTAAATTCAAATATTAATTTAAAAATATGTAAAGAATATACTAAACAATTAGATATTAAAAAAAATATACCAAGAAAAGAATCTTTAGGAGGAATACCTTCTGTAAAAATAAAAAAGAAAGTTTTTGGAATTTTTAATTGTGATTCAGAAACAGATTCTATTTCTTATGTATTATATTCAGATGGTAAATTTATTCAAATTTATAAATATACATCGTGGGATGATGCTGATGGTGGTGATGTTTGGGACGATAAATTAGTAAGTATTACTTTTAAACAATTAAAAAAAATTAAATAATTATGAAAACAGATCAAACAAAAGTATTTTTTAGATACTCGGAAAATGGAACAATTATAGCAGTTGCTAAAAATGTTCAAACAAATGAAGAAGTTGTAACTAGAGAAGTTAAACTTCGTCACGGTGATACACCAAATAAAATAGTTGGTAGAAAATATGCTTTTAAAAAGCTAATGGATTATAGTTTAACTAATAATCTATTACCAAAACCTGAGATTGGTGCATTATGGAAACTATTTGGTTCTACTTGTAAACAACCTCATCAAAAATTAGCTTATTAAAATAATTTAAAAATAATAATTAGGTGATTATACTATGTTTAATTTAAATGACTTGTTGATATGTAACAGCCTAATTATTACACATATATAATATTTTAAAAGTTATGACTCAACTTTAAAACAATTATATGAATAAACAATTAATGGATATTGAAGTATATAAAAACTACTTTTGTATAGGAATACGAGATTATGTTACTAAAGAATTAATATTCTATGAAATATCTGAAGAAAAAAATGATTTAAATTTAATTTATAATTGGTGTAAAAATTTTAATGGATTTTTAATAACATTTAATGGCGTACATTATGATAATATGATTATTAAATATTTAATTAAAAATTATAATAATTATAAACATTTAGAATGGTCTAATATAACATCAGATTTAAAATACTTTTCAGATAAAATTATTAATGATTCTTACGATGAAGAAATTAAACAAATTAAATATCTTAAAACAAATTGGATCGATATAGATTTATTTCTATATTGGTCCAAAATGTTAAGGATGTCTAAAAAAATTAGTTTAAAATCGTTAGGTATTCAATTAGGTTATCACATTGTTCAAGAATTACCATTTAAACCAGATACTATTCTCAAATTAGAAGATTTACCAAAATTACGTTATTATAATTATACACACGATTTAGGTATTTTAGAACTGTTAACTAATAATATGGAAGAAGATATTAAACTTCGAGGTAATATTGTTAAAGAATATAATTTACATTGTTGGAGTTGGGATGCACCTAAAATTGCTTCTGAAGCATTGTTAAAAGATTATTGTAAAATAACACATAAAAATGTTTTTGATGTTAGAAAACAAAGATTTGAAAAATCTACAATGTTATTAGGTGATTTATTAAAAGGTTTTGAACCACAATTTAAACATCCTTCATTCCAACAATTATGGTTAGATATATGTACATCTAAAAATAGTTTTAGTAAAGAATTAATTGTAAATATTAATAATACATCTATTAAATTAACATATGGTATTGGTGGTTTGCATTCTGTTAACGAAAATGAGCAATATTATTCTAATGATGATTATCAAATAGTTACTGCAGATTTTACGTCTTTATATCCAAATTTAATGTTAAATTACAATTGTATTAGACAACCAGAAGTGTCTAATATATATGACGAAGTTCGTAAAGAAAGAGTAATTGCTAAAAAAGCTAAAGATAAAGCTAAAGATGCGTTTCTTAAATTAATTTTAAATTCTACATCTGGTTTATTAGATAATCAACATTCTTGGTTATATTTTCCAGAAGGTGCAATGCGTTTAAGACTTATTGGTCAAATAATATTAACTAAAATAGGTGAAATATGCATTTTAAATAATTGGCAAACAATTTCATATAATACTGACGGAATTGAAGTATTAGTTCCTAAAAATGAATTAGAGTTATTTTATAAACTTACACAAGATGAAGCTATAAAATTTAAATTAAATTTAGAATATGAAAATTATAACAAAATTATTTACAAAAATGTTAATAATTATTTAGCTGAAACAGAATCTGGTAAATTAAAACAAAAAGGTTTATTTGTAACAAAACCTTTATTAAGTAATTCTATTGATGAATTAATAATTGCTAAAGCATTACAAGCATATTATATTGACAATATTAAACCTCAAGAATTTATATCTAATCCTGATAAATACAATTTACATATTTATGATTATTGTAAATCAAATAAAATAGGTAAAGATTTTGTAGTTTATCATAATAATGAAATTCAACAACAATTAAATAGATATTATTTTAGTAAAAATGCACCATATTTATTTAAACAAAAAGATGGTAAAGGTACAATGCAACACGTTAATGTTGGAGAAGGTGTTCAAATGTTTAACAATTATGAAGAAAAATCTTGGATAAACTATAATGTAAATTATCAATATTATATATCTAAAACACAAAAAATTATTGACGAAATTAACAATTTAAATCAATTAAAATTATTCTAATGAAAAAATTAAAAAATGAATTTGAAATTAACAGATATTGGGATTTAAATTATAAAGATTGTGTTTTTATCTCTGTATTTCCAATGTTAGACTTTAATTATGAAAATTACAAAAGTTTATGTAAATTTTCAATATCTATGGGTTGGTTATGGTTTAGCATTAATTTTGAATATACTTATTATAAAAATAATTAATTATGAGTAAGATTCTAGAATATATCTTTGCGATTGATCTTGTGATGGAAGAACATCAAATAACTAATCCTATATTAATTGCTGAAAAGATTCAAGAAGATTTAGAAATGGAAGTATCTATTCACGTTATTAATGATTATTTAGAAATTAATAAAGAAAATTGGGAAATTGAATCACAAAAAATAGAATATTATGAAAACAATTATTAAAAAATTATAAATATGTGGGTAAGAACAATTAATGGTTGGGAATTTATAAAAACTATGAAAACAATTCAAGGATTGTTATATATTAAAAAATAAATAAAAATTATAAATATGTCAAGAACTAAAATGATTAAATGTGGATGTAAACACGATTTTCAAGATAAAGAATATGGAAATCAAAATAGAGTAGCTAATATTAATGAAAAAGAAGATTCTGCTACTTGTACAGTTTGTGGTAATAAAGTTGGATTAATTTCTAAAAAAAAATAATAATGGAAAATATTTTAGGCTTTACAATATTATTTATTTTATTATATATTACATATTGTTTAATATTTGTAATGGATAAAAATAATAATAATCAAGATTTTTATAATGAACCTTTTTTATAAAAAATTTAAATAGTTATGAAAAATAAATTATGTCCAAAATGTGTTGGTTCTACTAAAGTTATGATTCCTAAAACTAATGGTAAAAAAGGTTTTGAATATAAAGACTGTTCGTTATGTAATGGAATAGGTATAGTTTCTGAAGAAACTGAAGAAGATTACTTACTTTCTTTAAATGAAGATTTAATTAATAATTATGATTAATAAATGAAAGCTTTTATATTAGATTTAAATTTTTTAAAAGAACAAAATATAAGTCCTGAAGAATTCTTAGTATTAATAGGTTTCAATAATAATTTACAAATAATTGAAAATTCTGAATTATCATATCAAACTCTTGAAAGTAAAGGTTTTATTAAAATAAATGGTATTGAAATCATTCTTCGTGAAAAATCTAAATTATTATTAGATTTCTTATCAATAGATAGCAATTATTCAAATTATAAAGATAAGAAAATTATTAAAAAGTCTAATCGTGTTATTAATGAAGGTTTTGATGAATTTATAGAAGAATATAGAAACTTATGGAAAGGTCTTAAAGTTGGTTCTATGGGGTCTACAATGGCTTGTAAAGAGAAGATGGAAAGATGGATAAAAGAAAATCCTAATTATTCTAAAGAAGATATTCTTAAAGCTGCTAAAATTTATATTAATTCTTTAAATAATTATCAATATCTTCAAGCTGCTCATTATTTTATTTATAAAAAAGATGGTAAAGAAGAAGATTCTAGACTATCTGCATTTATTGAAGAAAAGGAAGTTGATAATACTGATTGGACTACAAAATTAAGTTAAATTATGGTAAAAATAAAACAAAATTTAGAAAATACTGCTTACGCATATCCCACATATTCAAATAAATCTGGAGATTATTCTGATTTATTAGAGGAAAAATGTGGAGATGGTCAAGGTGCTTTTAATTGGTTAGATTATAACAATAAAAATTGGTTTACAAATAATTTAAATAATCCTGAATTTATTTTTTTCAACGGTGTTTATTATAAGTATGGTAAAGATGGTTATAGAAAGTCTAGTTTAAACCAATTAAAAAAATATAATATAAAATGATAACTTTTTCTGAATTTGAAAAAACTTGTTATCATACACAATATAATATTGTGTTACCTTTAGTTAACAGAATGAGAATTAGTAAATTAGAATTTATGACTAAAGGTAAACTTGATAACGATAAAATAAGAAGTAAATTAATGGAAATTTATGAAGAAAAATTTAAAAAATAAAAACTTATCAACGTGTGAATATTGTAAGAAAGATAAAGAAACTGTAAAAAATAGACCTACTAGAAATGGAACTTGTAATTACTGTGAAGAATGTTATGATATTCAAATATTAATGAGTTAAAAAATTATAAAAAATGATATATGTTAAAGAAATAGACATTCCTAAAACTAAAACTCGTAAAAACTTTATTAAAAAGTTTTTAACAGGTAAAAAAGTTATATCTTATGAAAATCCAGAATTTACAAAAATTCAATGTAATGGTAAAGGTGAAAATATAGATGGAGCTAGTCGTAGTATTACGGAGTTATGGGAATTAACTAAATCTCGATTTCCAGCTACATCAATGAAAGCAATGGTTAAAATCTTATTTGAATTAATTAAAGAAGATAAATCAGTGATATTAGTTTGGTGTGATAAAATTCAAAAAGTAGTTGTAAAATATGTCCCAAATACTTCTGCAAAATGGATTTCTAATTATAGTATAAAAAATCATTATACTAAAAAAGGTATAGATGGTTATAGTTTAGCTGATTATAATGAAATTAAAGATAATTTATGATAAAATATATATTAATCTGGATAGCTTACGAATTTATACGACCAAAATTTATATGGTTGTGGTATTATTTAATTAAAAAAGGAAGTGGTGAATAATAAAAATTATAAAAAATAAATAAAATGAAAGAATTAATTTGTGTAAATGCAAAAAATTACAAACTTACAGAAGGTAATAATTATACAGTTGTTATTGATGAAGGTGAAACTGTAATGATTGTTAATGATAATAATAAAACTGTTAGATATTATAAAGACTTATTTGAAGAAGTTGAAGAAGAAGTTGAAATTATTGCAAATCCAGTTGCTGTTAGAACTGAACAAGATTTAATTAACAGTATTGATAGCGATGGTTTAATTACAACTTATGTAGATTTTAATAATCAAACTATTATTATTGAAAATAGATTAGATATTGTAAATAATATTAATAGTTTTAGTTGTGGTATTAAAAATATAATTAATATTGGTGAACAATTAGAAGAAATTTATGATTGTGTTTCAAATACAGAAGAAATTTCTGAAGAAGACTTATCTTCACTAACAAAAGCTTTAATTAAATATCATTTTAAAAATTATATTAAAAATAAAATAAATAGTTATAATGGTGCAATTTATTTAATGTCTTGTAATATTAATGGTTTAGATGGTTTAAATGAAGAACCAGTTACTATTTTAAATGAAATATCAGATTTTAATACAATAGAAGAAATAAATCCTAATAGTGGTAATCAAATTAAACTATGGGGTTTTTATAAATCTAATTTAGATAATTAATGAAATTATATGTAAAAGATATTGTTAGAAAACCTAATGACACGTTATATACATTTTTAGTTAAAGTTTTAAGATTAAGTGGTAAAGGTTTTTTAAAATGTTCTATAGATAGCACTTATTTAGATCCTGAATTTAAAAAATTACAATGTGATAAAAATAAATTTAGAAGTTTTGATGAAATTGTGTTAATAAGTAAAACATATTTTAGAGTTTCTGATAAATCTGTAGCTAAAGTTATTAAAAAAATTTTAGATAATTATTATAACTCATGTTTAGTTTTATGTGATAGTGCTAATAAATGGGTACTTCAATATGGTTTATATAAAAATGATAATATTAAATATTGTGCTAATTATAATAAATCATATATGAAAACTAATAAATCTGGAATAGGTAAATATTCATTTGATGATATTATAACTTTAATGGGGTTAACAAAAGAAGATATTAAAATAAATGAATGAAGAAAAAAAATCTTTATTTTCTAGAGTATATGAAAATATTGTAAACAAAAGAGAAAGGATTTTAAATGGTAAAATAAATTGTATTCCCTGGGGATTACCAAGATTTGAAGAAAATTCTCCAGGGATTGAACAAGGTAAATATTATCAAATAACAGCACAATCTAAAGCAGCTAAAACTCAACTTACAGATTGGTTATTTGTATTTAATACAATTAAACAAATAGTTGATGATAATCTTGATATAAGATTAAAAATATTTTACTTCACCTTAGAACTTTCTAAAGAAGAAAAAATGTTAGCTTGTTTTGCAAATATACTTTATGTTAAAGAAGGTTTGAGAATTTCTCCAACAGATTTAAAATCTACACACGCTAAAAAAGTATTAAGTTTTGAAGTTTTAGAAATTATATCTAAATATCAAAAATATTTTGATAAAATTGAAGAAATTGTTGAATTTATCGATTCAGTACGTCACGCTACAGGAATTTATGATTTAGTTCGTAAATATGCGGTAGCTAACGGTACAATTTATTATAGAAATATTGTAATTAAAGGTGAAATAACTCAAGTTGAAGATAGATATGAACCTAATGATTCCGAGGAATATGTAATGGTTATTATTGATCACATTGGTTTGATAAGTCCTCAAAAATTGAATGGAACACAATTATCATTACACGAAAGTATATCGTTATTATCTTCAGATTATTTAATTAAACTTAGAAATAGGTTTAATTACATACCTGTTGTAGTTATTCAACAAGCCATTGCTGGTGAAAATATTGAACATAAAAAAGCAGGCGCTTTAAGACCTTCGGTAGCTAATCTTGGTGATAATAAATTAATTGCAAGAGATTGTAATATGATGATTGGTATTTTCAATCCTTTTAAACACGAAATACCTGAATATTTAGGCTATGATATTACTAAATTTAAAGACAATATAAGATTTGTTGAAATTATAATATCTCGTGATGGTGGAGCAGGAACTATTTGTCCATTATATTTTGATGGAGCTGTCAACTATTTTAAAGAATTACCACTTCCTTCAGATCCTAAAATTAAAGAAGTTTACGAATTTATAAAAAATATTAAAAAATAATAAAAAATTATGAGAGGATATAACTGTTATATATATCATTTAAAAAATAATAAATTAGTTCAAAATAGTAATAATGCTTGTTGGGCAGGATTAAATAAAAGTAAATATTTTAATACAGATATTTATGTTGATAAATATATTGGATCTAAAATTACAGATAAACAACGTAAAAGAATTGTGTATTTAATAAACAAAATTATACCTTGTAAATTTGTAAAAATTAAAGGTTTAAGTTATATTCGATATAAATTATTATCAAATCATTATTTAAATTTATTATTACTTAATTTTATTAGAATATTGTGGTATAAAAATCAAAGTTTTAATAATGAACAATTTTTTATAGATATTTGTAAACGTAAACCAAGAAATTTAGATTATCTTGAATTTATGATGACTTGTATTAAAAATAATGTTGATAATAGTAATGCTTATGGACACGGTAATCATAGTTTTGTTTATCCAAACATAATTCCAAAAACTAAAGAGATGTTATTGAAATATACTGGGAATTCAATGTGTAACTTTTTACAATGTAAAATAAAAGATATAAAATAAAAATATCTAAAAATAATAAAAATGTTAAAAAAATAATTTATATCTTTGTTAATAATTAACAAATAAATAAATTAAAAATATGGTAGATTTACCAATAAAAAGAATAGAAGTTACTCAAATAAATCCAAATAAGTTAATATTATTTTCATCTCCAAAAGCAGGTAAAACTACAGCTTTGGCAATGTTAGAAAATAATTTAATACTGGATTTAGAATACGGAGCAGGATACGTAAATGCTTTAAAAATTAATGTAAAAGATATTGCTAGAAAAGAAGATATTAAACCTATCGTAGCTTTAAAACAAGTCATTAATAAAATTAAAGAAGCAAATGCTACAAATAAAGGTTATATTTACAAATATATCACAATAGATACTATTTCTGCATTAGAGAATGATTATGCTCCAGATTTAGCACTTAAAATGCATTTATCTACACCAATCGGTAGAAACTTCCAAGGAGATGATATATTAACATTACCTAATGGTCAAGGTTGGGGTATTTTAAGAAATGCAATTTTATTAATTGTACAAGAATTGGAAGAGTTATGTGAAACATTAATTATTTCAGCTCATACAAAAGATAAAATAGTTGAATTTCAAGGAAAAGAATTAACTCAACGTATGATTGATTTAGCGGGTAAAACACCTTCTATATTATGTAGTAAATCAGATGCAATAGGATATGTTTATCGTAAAGATAATAAAACAATAGTAAATTTTCAAACTGCAGAATCATTATCCGTAGGTGCTAGACCAGAACATCTTAAAAATCAAGAAATTGTATTATTAGAATCTGATGAAAATGGTAAATTTATTTCTCATTGGGATAAAATTTTTGTTGAGTAATTAAAGATGTTCTACAAGTTAGAATTCTTTAAAAATTCAAAAATATATATAAGCCAATAAATAAATAAATAAAAGAAAAGAATATGAGTACATTTAATCTAAATGAAAAAGTAGCAGGGAGTGCAGTGTTTAACAATGGTGTGGCTGGAAAAGCTGTAGGTGTTAATATTACTGTCGAGAAAAGAAAGGTTGATGAACCAGATAGTTATCCAGATTATAAAGTTGTAGTATCTGATGAATCAGGTGGTATGCCAATTAATCAAGGATTTTACATTAATTCAGATGATGATGATAAACGTCAGCAAATGACATATCAACGTGTTAAATCTATTGCAGATGCGGTAGTTCCTGAAGATTTTGTGTATCCTGAAGTAAACGGATACCTTGATGCAATGAATACATTGTTTAAAGTTATTAAAGAAAATTCAGATGGTAAAAAAGTAGATGTATTTGTATCTTACGGATATACTGCAAAACCATCTAAATACTTAGGTTTAAGAATGTTTAATTTCATTCAAAAACAAGATGTTAGCTTTGATAGATTAAAACCAAGTAATACAGATATTTTAGAACGTCCTGAAGCAGATGCTCCAAAAGCAGACGAATCAGGTACAGCTCCAAAATCTTCTGCAGATATATGGTAGAATAAATTAGAGATTTAATCTCTGGTGGTTGAGTTGTCCAATTGGTAGAACAGCTTGCGAGTGAGTAATATAGAAAGCGTTGTGAAATAACACTACTACGGAGAATTAGTCCGTCACGACAGGTACACAGTGCAGGTTCAAATCCTGCCTCAACCTCAATATTAACTAAAATTAAAAAATTATGAAAACAAATTTTGATAAAAATGAAATAGTATATTATTTTGATAAAATAGTAAAAACAGGAATAGTTGAAAAAATAAAAAACCATTGTGAATATAATGAAAAATATAAAATTAACAATGTTTGGAAAAAATCTAATGAATGTTTTCGTACAGAAGATGAATTATTAGATAAAATATATAATGTTAATTTTACTTCATCTGGTATTAAAAAAAATAGAACTACAAAATTAACAATTAAACAACGTAAAGAATTAATAAAATTATACAAAACTTTTGTAAAAATAAATAATTAAAAATTATGATAAAATATATTTTAAAATTAATTAAAAAACAAAGACTTCTTAAAAAATATAAAAAAGAAGATTTTGATTATGAAAAATTATTATTTATACTTAATAATTTAGGACATAAAGAAGCTCGACGTTCTTATGAGCATCAATTTTATTGTGAATTAAAATGTTATAATCGTTTAAAAAAATTATAAATGTTTAATTTAAATAAAGAAAAACAATTAATATCTAAATCTGAGATTTTAAAATATTTTAATGAATTAGAAATATTTCAATATTATATAGATGATGAAGTAATGTTAGGTAAACTAATATTATCACCTCTAAGACGTGAAAAGAACCCTTCATTTGGATTCTTTGTTGGTGAAGGTAATGAAATATGTTTTAATGATTTTAAGCTTGGAAAAGGTGATTTTATACAGTTTTTAAGATTAAGAGATGGTTTGACATATTTTGAAGCTTTAAGTAAAGTTGCAAATGATTTTAATCTTCAAGATGATTATATTTGTAAAATATATCCTAAAAGTGACAATATTACACCTAAAGTTAGGATTATTAAAGATGATATGTTATCTAAATATACTGGATATTATCTTGGTAAAAAAGCTAGAAAATGGCAATCACACGATGTGTTATTCTGGAGACAATTTGGTATTGGTAAAGAAACATTAGAGTTTTTTAATGTACAACCAATAAGTTTTATATTTATTGGAGATAAATGTTTTCCTGCTGATAAATATGCATACTGTTTTATAGAAATAAAAGATGGAATTGAAACATATAAAATATATCAACCTTATAGTGAAAATTATAAATGGATTAATAATCATAATAATTCTGTATGGCAAGGTTGGACACAATTACCAGAAACTGCGGATACTTTAATCATCACTAAATCATTAAAAGATGTAATGTGTATTTATGAAGTTTTAAAATTACCAGCAATTGCAATGCAATCTGAAAATGTATTACCAAAAAGACACGTATTTCAACAATTAGAATCTAGATTTAAAAATATTGAATTATTATATGATAATGATTTTGATAAAACTCCTAACTGGGGAAGAATATTTGCTGATAAATTTGCTAAAGAATATGGATTAATTGATAGTTTTATTCCAGATAAATATAAATCTAAAGATTTTTCAGATTTAATTAAGAATTATGGTAAAGAAGCAGCAGAACACATATTATTATATGAAACATTATTACCTTTTTAAAAATATAAAAAATATTAACAAATAAATAAAAATTATGAAAATATATAAATATGTTGAAATATTAGAACCAGATTGTTATTATGATGAACCAGATGAAGAAATTTTATTTTATTGTAATGATAAAAATAAAAATAATAAAATTAAAGATTATTTAATATCGGTTATTAATGAACATAGATTGTGGGAATCAAAAGAATTTTTTGAACACAAATCAAATTATAATGCTCGTATATTTTATGATTTTAAAAAAAATATATTAGGTTTAATTTCAGATAAAAATGAATATTTTATTCTTGAAAATGCTTTAATACTAAATACACCAGAACATTTTTTTACTTCTTGTCATAAAGGTCATCATCAATTTTACATTTGTAATAAAAATAATGAAAATTATATACATACAAGTTTAAAAGTATCTGTAAAAAAATTTTATAGTTATAATTTACCAGAATGTGAATATTTTAGAGGTGAAAGATATTTGGAAGCTAAAACACCGTTAAAACAAATGATGCATTTTGCTAACTATAACTTATTTGAAAAAGATATTTTAAAAACATTATCTTCTTTAGAATATGATTTAGAAATTAAAAAAATTGAAGAAAACTATAAATTGATTGAAATTCAAATAAATTAATAAAAATATAAAAAAATTATGAATCAAAAAAATATTACATTAGAACAAATTAAAGAATATATTAAAACTGCAACATTAGATTTAAATATAAAATCTATTAAAATTTCTAAAACTTTTAAAGAAGGTGATTTGATTTGTTGCGCTGCTAATTTTATAAACAATATAGATTTTTTTATGACAGCTAATGATTATGATGTAAAAGATTATTCTGGTCAAAATGGTTATTATATAATTAAAATAATAAAAAAATAAATAAAAATATTAACAAATAAATAAAAAATTATGAAAGAATGTTTTGAAAATGAAAATCTATATCTTTTAATATGTTTAATAATTGGAATACCAATAATACACATAATTATAACATTTGAATATTGGGGATATGTAACAGTAAAAAAATATAAAAATAGTTGTAATACAATTATTCAAAATATTATAACTAAAAAGTATTATAAAGCATATAGTGATTATGGTACTGGAATAATTTGGAAAAAAAGAATTACCTAATTATAAATTAAAATAAATAAAAAATGATAGAAAAATATACAAAACAGTTAAAAACTTTAAATTTAATTAATTGTAATGAACTTAATCATTGGAATACTTTTTTTAGTAAAAATTTTAAAATAACAAACAAATCAAAAAGATTAATTATCGTTAAAGATGAAGATACTTTAAAAGAAGAAAATCATAAATTTATTAATTTTATTCCTAATTTAAAATGGTGCAATTTATTTAACAATAAATTTGAAACTAACAATTTTCTTAAAAACAATGACTTTGATATTAAAAAAATTGTTAAATTTGAAAAACCTTTTTTTACTTATAAAAAAATAATAACAAAACCTTGCAATTCAACAGGTCGTTATGATTTTAGAATTTGGGAAAAAGGAACTCTAGTTGAAACTAAGGTTGAGAATTTAGTTCAAGATTTTTTAGAAGGAGATGAATACAATTTAGATATTTTAAAAGATAAAAAAAATAACGTATATGTTTGTGCTAAAAAGAAATTATTAATAAAAGCAGGAACTACTTTTAAATGTGAATTATCTAACGACCCAAAACTTATTGATTTAGGTAAAAAATTAGCTAGTTTAATACCTTATGTTGGTAATATAGATGTTGATGTGATAATTTCAAATAATAAATATTATATAATTGATATTAACCCTAGATTAGGTGGTGGTTTTTTACATAGTGTGAATTTAGATATAAATTTTAAAAGAAATGCTATAAATATTTTTAATAATTTAAATATAGTACATAAAATAAATAATATTTATTTTAACACAAAATCACAAATAGAATATAATTTTATAAAAATATAAAAAAATTATGAAAAATATAGAATTAACAGAAGCTCATAAATCTAAATTATCAGAAATGTGTAAAATATTATTTCCTGAATATACATTTGAATTTATAAGAGGTGAGGATGATTTGGGTTATATGATATGGGATTATTTTACATTTTATCTAACAAAAGACTATGAAAATTGTAAAATAGAAATTAGTAAAACTGATATTCATTGGTTTGAATTTTGTTGGAAACTGTTAAATAAAATATTATCAAATCAAAAAGAAATAAATCCTGTATATATACAAGAATGTGTTTTAAATTTTGGAATGATATGTTTTAATAATTCTCCATTTCAACATCCTATAGATTATCTTTATGAAAAATTTAAAATTTATGAGAAGAAATAATAAAAGATCTCCAGGTTATAAAACAAAAGTTGAATTAAAAAAAGAACGTAAAGAACTTAAAAATAAATTAAAAATGGAAAAAAAGTTTCTAATAGGATTATATGATGACTATAGAAAAGAAGGTTGTTTAAATAGTATGTTAAATAAAATAAGTTGTAAACTAATAGGAACTTATTCTACAGAACCTATTTATAATATCTATGATGTAGAAAAAGATGATTGCTGTATTGCTGAACTTAACGGAAATTATTCAATTAAAGTAGAAGTTTGGGAAGTAGATGAACCAAATTTAGATAAAATAGAAAGAAGTTATAATTATTATCCAGATTTTGAAGAATATCCACAAGATTATAGAAAAGAAAAAGTATTATCTCCATTTGGAGAAATTATAATGTATTTTACAAATGTAGCACAATCTAAAGAAAATATTATAGTTAATGGTGATTGGGTTGAATATTTAAATTATAAAAAAGTAATTGGTAACAAAAAAGAAAATGTATTATGAAAAATATAGAATTAACAGAAGATCATAAAGCTAAATTATTAAAAATATGTAAAGTATTGTTTCCTGAAAATAACATTAGCTTTACTGATGACTATTATTGTGAATGGAGTTTATTCTTAGTAAGTGATGATTACGATAATGAAATAAATATTGAAGATAAAATAGAAATTCACTGGTTTGAATTTTGTATGACACACTTGATTAATAAATTAGAACTTGAATACGCTTCCATTATAGTTTTAACAGAAAATCATCCTATAGATTATTTATATGAAGAATTTAAAAAATTAAAATGATGAATAAAAAATTTTTAGTAAGCTGTTATGGAAGTTTAAGACGCGAGATGTCAAATCATCAATATCATTTATCAAGTTCTGTATATAAAGGAACTTTTACAACAGAACCTGAATATACTTTACATTCATTAAGTTATTATCCAGGATTAAAATTAAATGGTAATCATTCAGTTGTAATGGAAGTTTATGAAGTTGATGAAAAAACATTAGAAACTTTAGATAGATTAGAAGGTTATCGTCCTGGAGAAAAAGCAAGTTTTTACGATAGAATTGAAATTAATACACCTTGGGGTAAAGCTTTCACATATATTTATGTAAATGAATTATCAAAAGATTCTATTGTGGAATCTGGAGATTGGGTTGAATTTAAAAATAAAGAAAAATCGTGGTTTAGTGTCACAAATAATTAAAAATTATGGAAAATAATAAAAAACCAGATAATCCTTGGGCATTTCCTTTAGATGCAAACACTTGTTTAGATGAATATAAAGGAATGACTTTAAGAGATTATTTTGCAGCTAAAGCTATGAATGGTATGAATATTCTTGCTTGGAATATTCATAATTATGATGAATTAGTTAAAAGAAGTTATCAAATAGCTGATGAAATGCTAAAACAACGTGAATTATAAATTATAAAAAAATGAACAATATAAAAAAAATCGCTATTGTGGGACATTTCACAGGAGAAAATAGTTTTGGAATTTCTAAACCATATCTATTCTTTTGGCAACGATTTGGAGAAGTTTCTCTAATTTCACCATTTGAAAAACACGTAAGAGATGTAGATTTATTAGTAATGCCAGGCGGTCAAGATGTAGATCCTTATCGATATTTAACACCTGAAGATGATACTCATTTATATGTAGGCACACCTTGTATGCAAAAAGAAAGATTTGATAGGTTTTTATTACCTAAGTACATAGAAGCTAAAATCCCAATCTTTGGAATTTGCAGAGGACACCAAAGTTTAG